ATTGCAGGGATCTTAAATCCTCAAGGATATCCTTAAATCATGGCAAATAATCAAAATGATCTTTATGACAAGTACTCTAGATATGTGGCCGGAGGTGTCTCTGAAACGGCGAATGGATTTATAGAGTGGTGGGAGCGTAGTATCTTTCCTTCTGATAGTTCTGACATTGTATATACTATTGAGAATTTTTATGAAGGTAGAATGGACTTAATTGCAAGTGCTTTCTATGATGAGCCTAGATTCTGGTGGGTCATTGCTCAATACAATAATATTTTAGATCCATTTGGGGAAACTACTGCGGGTAGAGTAATTTTAATACCAACAAAAGATCGACTTTTTCAAATGCTGTCTTCAAAGAAAGGTGGAGTTCCATCTACTAAGCAAGCAGTTAATACAATCTCTCCTCTAGTAATATGACAACAGTATCTCAACTAGGTAATAATTACCAGAATCCCCTGGATAACTTTAGATCTTATTCCTATAATTTTGTTATGGTTGCTGGGCCATCTTCAGATTCAATTAGTCAGATGGTTGGGAATGGCAAAGGAAAATCACCGCTATTCAGTTTAGTGAATGGTGTTGGTCTTGGAGATAAAATCCAATTAAATGAAACAGAGGCATATCTCATTCTAGACACTAGACGCTTCTCATCTTATTCAATATCGTCTTTAGATATGGTCCATTCATTTGGAACAGGTAACCCAAATAATCCAACAGTTCCATATGCTGCCCATACGCTGAAAGTTATCGATACGACTGGATTGACATTTTTTAATCTATTAATGGACATATTACATAATAAGATACAAACAAATGCCAGTTCAGCATTTTTTCTATTAGCTATATCGTTCATGGGGCACACTGACGATGGGTTGACAGAAACTATATCCACCACTTTCATACCACTCACACTTTTAACCATCGGCTTTTCTGTTGATTCTAAGGGGTCGGAATATGAAATACAGATGATGGAAATGGAGGGAACGGGCTTTGGTGAGGTGGCTAACCTAAAATCATTAGGAACATTGAGTTCTATTAGTTCTGATGGAAAATCGAACACTTTAAATGGTATGATTTCTGCACTTGAAGATCAACTGAACATCCAGTCACTTGACTTTTTTCAAAAATACAACAACATTGGTACTAATGCTGCTAAACAGAGCACAGGCTCTAGCACAGGTTCTTCTGGAAAATTAGTTCAATATATGATAACTATTCCAGAAGAATGGCGAAATTTTAAATTAGACACCCCAAGTAAGTCAAATCACACTGAGCAAATATTCACCGCTGTAGGAAAAGCAGAAACAGCGAATGCCAATGCCACAGCGGGGGTAACATACACCACTGAGTTACCAGTGAGCGCTCAACCCCCCACTGTTGATACTGATTATTTCACCTTCAGCTTTTCAAAAAATGATGATATTACCACCGCCATCAAAAAAATATTGGAATCATCTAATGAAATTCTAATAATGGGCGGAAAAGATCGACGAGAAACTAGTACAAATATTTTAAATAAAACTGTTATATCAACAACTTCAGATGAGACAACGTTCTGCATTCATTTTGATGTCTATCCACATAATTTAGCAGTACCAAAAAATAAAAATTTAGTTACTAAACTAGTCGCTGGAACAAATTCAGGCAACACGTTAACATCACAAAATCAGGTCATTCCTAATCTAATAGTTTATGATTATCTTTTTACAGGCTTTAATAGCCATGTTAAGACACTAAATGTAAGCTATTCACCCATGTCAACCCTTGGCTTACTGAATAGTAATTATAGAGCTGGTAAATCGGGATTTAATCAAGTAGGGGCTAAGGGGCAAAATATCAAAGATGTGGAATCAGTAACAAGTGGTCCTAGTTCTACTGATGATTATGCCCCACAACTATTACCTGGAGACCCCATTTTCTTTCCGATGGAAACAACTGACAAAAAGAAAAATAATCAGACCCAAAAAACAGAAGATGATAAAAATCCAGAAAAAAAATATGCGGATTTACAAGAATATTCTAAAACTCTAGCATTTGCGCACTTCGTTAGCACGATGGAAGCAACCATTACCGTTCGTGGTAATCCGAACATCATCGCCAAGTATGCAGACGCTGACCAACGGGGAGGAATTCCTCCCCACTTCAAAATTTTGTCTAGGGATGAATTAAGTAGTTTAATTCATCAGTCAGATAATTCCAATCCAGAAAAGAGGTTTAATGACACATTAAAAACAAAGGTTCAATCTGCAAAAGATCTATATTATAACGGATTTGTTAGTAAAAGAATTAATGGACCAAAAAATGCATCATCAACTGATGCACTAGAAGCGGGTGGTGATGTAACGATAGCCCCAGTATATGTTAAGATTAATATAAAGGTTCCAGATACAGATTACACTGGAGAATTTAAAGTGGGGAAACCCATGTTTTCAGATAAATTCTTCTACGATGGTCTATACCAAATTCTAATAATCAATACGACTTTTAATAATGGAGAATTTGAGCATCAACTACATTTGATACCTTCTTCAGAAAGATTAAATTCAGATACTACAAGCACCCCTATAAAGAAAACAATATGAACAATGCTAACAATTTTCATGATGCGGTACCATTTATTATGGAAGGTCAAGTGTTGTCTACTGCAGACCCAGACCAGATGGGAAGATGCAGGGTGTGGGTACCATCGTTAGATGGTGAAAATTTTAACATTGACCAACTTCCCTGGGCAGAATATGCATCACCATTTATGGGATTCACCGTCGCATATCCCGCTGGTGCTGGCGACTCATCAAATGCATCTCACACTGCATACGGGTTTTGGGCTATCCCAAAGGTTGGTTCAACAGTGTTAGTGTTTTGTCTTAACGCAGACCCATCATCTAGAATGTTCTTCGCTTCTACAGTTAGACTACATAGGAATAGGTCTCTTCCTGCGGGAAGAAATAAAGATAACAATGGGAATATTGGACCTTTTGGCGATGCCATTGATTCTAGTGGAAATCAAATACCAATTCAGCCAGCCTATAATAACATTCGCACTCAGTTCCAAAATAAACTATCATCATCTGAGGCCCAAACAAGAGGGGTCAATGAACGACAAGTCGCACAGGCAAAAACAAATAAAGATGGCACAGAAGGATATTCCACTAACCCAGCAGATCCTTCCTATCTAGATCCACAAACATACTGCATTGTCACCCCTGGAAGAAATGCGATTATAATGCAGGATGACCCACGTAACTCTAGATTAAGATTTAAGACCGCAGAAGGTCACCAGATTATTCTTGATGATACTAATGAGCGCATTTATATTTCAACCGCTAAAGGTTCTTCTTGGTTTGAGATGGATCAGGATGGACATGTTAGCGTGTTTGGAGCTGATTCAATAAGCATAAGGTCTGGCGTAGATATTAATCTTTTTGCTGATAACAATGTTAACATAGAGGCGGGCAATGCTGTTAATGTAAAATCAGACAAGGGTGATATAAGTCTATTTGCAGCCAAAAATTATCAGGTTAAGTCTAATGGAAATATTAATATGTCAGCATGTGGCATCTTTGACATTGGTACAGAAAGTAGCCTAAAACTGACAGGAACTACAGATATAGACATTTTTGCAGGCCAAAATATGGCAATTTCTGGTATGAACGCACTCGATTTTAAGACAGGCGGACCTATGAAGTTCCTTTCTCCAAGAATAGATTTACGGGGTGTGGGAGCAAGAACAGCAGCTCAAGCAACCTGCGCTACATTAGCAACCAGTCCTTCAGTTGTTCCAGGGTTTGAGCCTTGGACCAGACCAATGTCAACACAGAAACGTGGTAAAAATTGGAAACCATGAAATCAATAAATACAACTTTAATGGTAATACACTGCTAATATGACTACAGGAATCTATAAAGGCTTTTCTACGTTCAATTGGGGAGCGAGAAAAACATTTCAATTATCAGACATTGAGTTGGTAAAGCGTGACCTGTTAAACCATATCTATACCGTTATCGGTACTCGAATTATGATGCCATCATTTGGTACTAGAATACCCACGATGACATTTGAACCCTGCGATGAAATGACTAGAGCCATCATAGAAACAGATTTGACAACAGTGTTTAATTATGATCCCCGAGTGTCCATTGTAAATCTAAATGTTGTCTGTATCCCAGATAATAGTGTAATATTGGCTCTAGCCGATTTACTCTATGTAGAATTTAATGTAGTTGATACACTTAGAATTGAAGTAGTATCCCAATAAGAGAAAATGAATCATGATTAGAAATGTTTATTCTGCAGAGTCTTGGACGAAAGTATATAATGCATTCGACCAAATAAACTTCACATCCTATTCATATGATGTTGTGAAGGAAAGCCTACTTCAATATATGAAGATTTATTATGCTGAGTCTTTCAATGACATGATTGAAAGTTCAGAATTTGTAGCTCTTCTTGAATTGTTTGCATATGTATCAGAACTACTTGCCTATAGAGTTGATACTATGGCGCATGAAAATTTCATGTCGACAGCCCAGAGAAAACAGTCGATTCTTAGATTAGCAAAACTGGTATCTTATAAAGCATCTAGAAATGTCCCTGCTAGAGGTCTAGTAAAAATTGAATCGGTTAATACGTCTCAGGCAATCTATGACTCGTTGGGCAATAACTTAGCCAATATCAACATCATTTGGAATGACCCAAACAATAATAATTGGAAAGAACAGTTTTTCTTGGTGATGAATGCTGTGATGACATCTGATTTTGGACAACCATCAAAGTCTTTCCAAATAGCAAATGTTTTGATGCAGCTCTACACACTAAACAATAATGTTGGAACATTCACTAATGGGGTATTTCCATTTTCGACTTCAGGAACAAATGCTACATTCCAAATGGAAGCGGTGCCTATAGACATTGATACAAATGGCCCATTTGAAAAATCCCCAGACCTAAATGCACAGTTCAATATTGTTTATGCGGCCGATGGTAAAGGAGATGGTTCTGACTATACTGGGTTTCTAATGTTTGTGAAACAAGGGTCATTAGTAAGAACAAACTACACCATTTTAGAACCAACTGCTAATAGACGGATAGAATTAGATTCTATTAATGTGAATGATACTGATGTGTGGGTATATCACACTGACAGCACCGGGGCAATTGCAGATGTATGGGCTGA